GCAACAACTGCGAGAACTTTTAAAGGAACAATTTTAAAATATAAAAGATTAGACTAATATGGCTTTACTACTAACAAAACAAACAAATACTACTCCGATATTGATTAAAGGGTCAGATATCGAATTGAATTCTCTTTATGTAAGAATTATTTTTATTTGTAATTTAGATGGCTCTTTGACTATCACTTACAATACTTACCTAAACCATGATTTATTCTTGGAAGGTAAGACTATTGACACAGATGTAAAAAATACTACTTACAATTTTGTAATCAGCGAAACTGAAACACAATCTTTAGAAACTGCTCTAAACTATATGTGGCAAGTTTTTACTGATTTGGGATACAATACAACAATTATTTAAATAGACTTTTGGAATGAAATTATTAAACGATACTTTGAGCGTACTTCATACGGTATTATTGACTCTTATTACATTCTTTGCCCCTATTCATGGTGTAGTATTGACTGTTATAAGTTTTATACTATTTGATACGGTTATTGCTTACTGGAGAGTTAAAAAGACTGGTGTTAAATGGACATCTAAAAAGTTAAGAGTAGGCTTAGTTCAAAAGTCAATTACCTATGTAGCACTTATCGTATTGTTTTTTTTAATGGATAAGTTTATTTTAAATGAATTTGTAAAAACTTTTGTAAATATTGATTATTTTCTAACAAAAGCGTTAACTTTAATTTTCATTTTTATCGAATTTACTTCTATTGATGAAAGTTATACTATTGTCAGAGGTAAAAGTATCTTCCAGAGCCTAAAAGAATTGATAGGAAAGGCCAATGATATAAAGAATGATTTAAAGAATAAGAACGAAGATAAAGAAATATAGAAATAGACCATGTTTAATTGAGAGGGTAGCCCCGTAAGGCTATCCTTTTTTTTATTTATTTTTTAAAAAAGATAACAAAAGTTTTGTTTATATGAAAAGTCTTTTTAAATTTGTGAACACTTTTAAACAATCGGTCATGGAAACGCAATACACAGAACAAGAACTTCAAGAATTATATCACCAGTTAGAAATTGAGGCTTACTACTCAGAAATGACAGAAGCTGAATACTACGAACTACAAATGTACTGCAATGGTTTTTAATTTTTTTGTCAATAATTGTCAGGTCACAATGGAGTTAAAACACAAATACAATCCAAAGGCTGACAAGCATACTTTTGACTTTCAAAGTATTCATGTAGATGGGATTTTTTATCCTGATGTAGATGATGCTTTACTTATTTTAGATGTATCAATTTTTGACTTTTCAAATATAGTTTTAAATCAATTTTTTTCACTTAATTAAATACACATTATGCACTCTCACACATTTATCGAAAACGGACACGAGGTATTAGTAACCGCTGAATTTGAGAAAGGTTATCCAGCTACAAGGTACCAACCTGCTGAGCCTAATTTTTGGGTTATCGAAGAAATCTATATTGATGGCGTAGCGGTTGAAAATGTAGACTTTGTGGCCCAGATTTTAGGAATGCAGTCTTATAGACAGTTTGAACTTGAAATTAACGATATGTTTAACGATGTACACGCTGACTGGGTTAATTATATTCTTTATAACATTAAATCAATTTAATCATGAACACAACACACTTAACATCGGATTACTTCCAGAGCGAACAAATCACGGAACTGATTCCATCATTGGTAAAATTTCAAATTGCTTTTGACAAAGCCAGTCTTAAAAAAGATGCAAAGAATGAACATCTAAGAAACCAGTATGTCAGTTTAGACAATCTTTTAAATGTGATTAGACCATTACTATCTGAGAATGGTTTGGTAGTCGTACAACAATTAGCAGGTGAATACATGACAACTGTTTTATATCATGCTTCTGGTCAGTTTATTGGTGCCAATATGCCATTTAACCCTATGAACGGCAACAAGGGTACAAATGCACTTCAGGAGTTAGGCGGTGGCATTACATATGCAAAGCGTTACTCACTTGGTGCATTACTACAAATCTCAGTTGACGTGGATACTGATGCCAATAACAGTCCTATCCAAAAAGAACAACTGACAAAGAGCAGTAAGAAAAAAGTAGAAACCATTGCTCAGCTTAATAAGATAGTTGATTGGTTAAGCGAAGACCTATCTCGAAAAGGTAAATTGTCAGATTACTACCTTTTGGATGCTGGTCAGATGCAATGGATTGAAGGAGAACTACAAAATAGGTTCTAATCGTTACAAAAACAAGCCTATTTTAAAAGATAAATACTTTTCGATAGGATTATATAGATAATAAATTAAAATAGCTTAAATAAAAGATTTTATGATAGATATAAAAAGTAAAAAGTTAATCTATGACCAAGTTATGGAATACTGTAAAGAGAATAATATTAGAATTAAAGATTTTTATAGTTCTATTGATATTACAGATGTTGGATTCCGTAAAACGTGGGCAAAGAAAAATCCGCAAAGCATAGAGACTTTGATAGATATAATTGACTTCATGAATAAAAACAAGAAAAATGATTGATATAATTTTCTGTATTATAGTAATGGTTTTACTTTGTTGGTATTTTAAATTCTTCGAAGATGTACATTAAAGTTAACGAACAAATAAAAAAGGATGTTTTAAAAGATTATGAGTCAGGGTTAAAACATACTCAGTTAGCAAAGAAGCATGGTTTAAGTATCTTTACCATTACGAGAATACTTAAAGGCGTTCACACTCCAAAAATATTCATGAGTCAAGAAACTAAAGACGCTATTATCTTTGATTTTAAAGCTGGTTATCCAGTTAAGACTTTAGTCGAAAAATATAATGTTTCAATAACAACTCTTCGTGATACTGTTAAAAATTATAGAAAACCAACTTATAATAAATATGATACTATCCCAGATAGTGTAAAGGATATGATTTTAAAAGACTATTTAGAGGCTGTACCTTATGTGGATATTATAAAAAAATATGATGTCACTAAATTTATGATTAACAAGATTACTGCTAACCATAGGGCTTATCGTAAAAAACTGACAAAGTCAAAGCATGAAACAAATTTTAACTTAGAGGTTAGTAACTTTGAAAATATACCTTTTGTTTATTCTCACACTGGAAGCGAGAATCAAAAAGTATATAAGTTTATTGGAATAATCAAAGGTAAAAATCTTTATATTGAAATGATTGAATTAAGTGCTGGTGAATGGGTTTACCATTGTGAGAACTCGCGTGGTATGATATGCGATTCACGAATCAGTAATCGAAGTTATGACAGTATAGAGGAATGCAAAGAGGCTTTGTATCAAAGTTTAGTTAGAAAAAATTATTTTAAAAATTAGTAGTAAACGTTTGATATTTAGTTTATTATTCTTATATTGTATTATAATTGTTCGTCTTCACATTATAGAACAATAAAGATTTATAAACCCTGCATGATGTTGGAAGTGAAGACCTGACAGAGTGTGGGGTTTAGTTTTTTAAATAAATAACATGATAGAGTTAAAAATTAAGCAAGAGTTTAAAAACCTTATTCCACCATTAACAAAGGAAGAATTTACCCAACTTGAAAATAACTGTCTTGACGAAGGTATACGCGAACCAATTATTATTTGGAAAGACTTTATTATCGATGGGCATAATAGGTACGAAATAGCAACGCGATGGGGTTTGGAATATAAAACAACCGAGAAGCATTTTGATAGCGAAGAAGATGTTAAAGAATGGATGATATTAAACCAATTTGGTAGACGTAATTTAAGTAACTATCAAAGAAGCGTTTTGGCATTGGAACTTGAGGATGTATTTAAAGTAAAAGCAAAAGAACAACAAATAAGAAAGCCTGAATCTGTTATTCAGAAATCTGAAGAACAAAAGCCTATTGTAACAATTAAGGAAGTTGCAAAGGTTGCGAACGTTTCACACGATACAATTGCAAAGGTTAAAAAGATAGAAGAAAAGGCAGCACCTGAAGTAAAGGAAAAATTAGCAACTGGAGAACTATCTATCAATCAGGCGTATCAGGATATAAAGAAAGAAGAAAAGAAAGAAGAATTACAAAAGAAAAAAGAAGAATATATTGATAGAATAGAAACTAAGTCTAACAATGAATTTAAAATTGATATATATAATACAAATGAAAAATTTAGGGTTATTTATGCTGACCCTGCATGGAGTTATAATGACAAACAAGATACGCCTCAACTTGGTGGAGCTGCTAAACATTATGATACTATGACAATATCACAATTGTGTGAATTACCAGTTAAAGAAATTAGTAATAAAGATGCTGTTTTGTTTTTATGGGTTACTTCTCCTTTATTAGAGGATGCCTTTGAAGTTGTAAAGTCATGGGGTTTTAAATATAAAAGTTCTTTTATTTGGGATAAAATAAAACATAATATGGGTCATTACAATTCTGTAAGGCATGAAATACTATTGATAGCTACTAAAGGTAGTTGTACCCCAGATAATAAAACTTTATATGATAGTGTTCAAAGTATAGAAAGAAATGATAACCATAGCGAAAAACCAATAGAATTTTTAAATATTATCGATGACTTGTATAGTTATGGTAATAAACTTGAAATGTTTTGTAGAAAAATTAAAAAACAGAATTGGTATGGATGGGGAAATGAAATATAATAAAACCATATATTATCAAAATATGCTTACAAAGGGTTTAGAATATCAAGACTTTGTATCAGATATTTTATTTAAGGAATTAGGAATACCAGTTGTAAGCTATCAAAGTAAAAAATACCAATATAATAAAGGTGAAAATTTACAAGGCTTTGAAATAAAGTTTGATGATAAAATGAATGATACAAATAATATTTATATCGAAGTAGCAGAAAAATCAAAGGCTGAAAATATAAATTATATTAGTAGTGGTATTTATAGAAATGATAATACATGGCTTTACATTATAGGTAATTACAAAATAATATACATATTTAGTAAAAATATTTTAAAAATGCTTCATGAAAGTAATAGATATAGGTATATACAAACAAAAACAAGTCAAGGGTTTTTAATACCAGATGATGAAGCTGTAAAATTTGCATCTAAAATAATTTTTTTACCTTAAAACTTTTTTATATCAGAAATAGTTGTTATTTTTAACAATCAATTAAAACGAATCTTATTGTTTTGGAGTAGAAGCTAAAATAATAAGTAAATATAAATTACCTTTTCGAGCCATTGCGGCTTTGTGTATTCTTCTACTGCACAAAGTTTAGCAGTGGCTAATTTTTTTTTATGAAAGAACAACCAAATTACTACGGTATACTACCTGCAAATGTAAGGTATGATAAGAACCTACCAGCAAACGCTAAATTACTTTACTCTGAGATAACTGCATTGGCCCAAAAAGATGGATACTGTTATGCAAGTAATGGATACTTTGCAGAACTTTATGATGTATCTGATAGGTCTATTAGTGAATGGATAAATAAACTGTCTCAAAACGGTTATATCGAGGTGCAATTAGTTAAGAATAATAGCGGTACATTTAGAAAATTATTTCTATCCGGTATGAAGAAATCTTCTACCCCCCGTATGAAGAAATCTTCTACCCGGTATGAAGAAAACTTCTACCCAAAAGAATACTATAATAATAATAATACAAGTATATATAATAATAAAGAAGAATATAAAGAGATTTCTATTTCTGAAAATTTAGAATCAGTTGAGGATGTTAAGTATTATTTTGAGACCAGTCAGATATTAGAACTCCTTACAGAAAAAACCAAAGCAAAATATAAGATACCTAAGTCTAAATCTTTACTTTTGCGATATGGTGCTTACAAGTTAATCAAAGAACGTTTAGAGGATGGCTCAACACTGGAAGAATGTATCAAAGTTATTGAGTCAAAGTACAACGAATGGAAAGGTACTGAATTTATGAGATACTTAATTCCAGAAACCATATTCCGAAAGTCAAATTTTGAAAAGTATCTTACACAATCACAAATTCAAATCGAAAATAATTTATCACAAACACAAAAACCATTAATAGATGACAAAGGAAACTATGCCAACACAGATGCAGGTAGGGAACTCTTTATTTCTAACATTAGAAAACGTGCAGAAGAAACTTTCCGAAAGTAAATCTGAAATTAAAACTATGATTTTAGGATATGAAAGTCCTATCCGAAACATGACTAAAGATGATATTTTATCATCACTATCAATAGCTTTACCTATTTGCGCTGAGTTATACTGTGGCATTCGCAAAAGTGAATTTAACGAGACTGTAATGGTTGAAGCTATACAATTTATTTATAACTACTATGGAGAACTGGGAGCAGTAGAAATCAAACAAGCATTTGAAATGGCATCTGCTAATAAGTTTGAAAAGGTCGATATGAAAGCCTATTACGGTCAATTTAATATCTCTATGCTTGGCGATATACTTTCAGCTTACAAGTCTAAGCGTAATAACGTAATGAACAAAGTAATTAGCGAACACGAAAAGAATGTAGCTGGGGATACTTTTTGGAATGAAGTCGAACACAAAAACTATTTAGCACGTCAAAAAGTAATTGCTCAATTCAAAGAACAACTTGAAAAAAAGCGCAAAGGGTTACAACTTGACTATAAACATTGGGATGAACTTTGGATGTATTGGGCAAAGATATTAGTAGACCAAAAAATAGTCGAACTTCCAGAAACACGTAGAAGACAACTTTGGTCAGAAGCAAAAGATATAGTCTTAAAAAGGTTAAGGAAAACGGCTGGAAACTTTGAGGACTTTTATGAAGCTAAATCTGCAAGGTTTCAGCTTAAAAGTTTAGAGAATAAAGCTGACCAGACCTTACAACAAAAAGCTGAAGTAATTTATACTAAGCTATTCGTTTGGGAATTCTTAAAGTAAACCTATTAGTATTACTAAACGTATCGCTTTAATAAGGTTAAACCTGACAATAGAACTATAAAACGTAAAACTATTTCTTTACAAAGTTTACTTATTAGTCAACTTAAAACTTTACAAAATGAATATTCAAAATTTAAGATACATAGTATTTCTTATCGATAGCAAATACAAAGAACATGATGGCAAAGTATTCATGTCATATGATGAAGCTAAAAATTTTGTATCGGAAGCTGTTAATGAAGATTACTGCGATAAGGCTATTATAGGAATGTTCTATAATGACAATCTTAAAGAAATGCTAATATCAAAAGTTGAAACTGTCGGATTTACTGGTGATAAAAAGAATATTAACCAATTAGAACTTTTTAATCTATGATTTATAATAGTGATTTTAAATATGATTTGCAAATAGGTCAAAATTATGAAACATCACTTTATGAGTTACTCGGTAAACGTATAGAGGTAAAGAGAGATTTTAAATGTTTAGAAACTGGTAACATCTTTATTGAATACGAAAGCAGAGGTAAAAAAAGTGGAATAGCAACTTCAGAAGCTGAGTGGTGGTGTTACTGGCTTTCAGATTTTCACTTAGTGTTAATTGAGTTAGATAAATTAAAGATTATTTGTAGACAATACTTAAATACTAATAGAGATGTCAGAGGTGGCGATATGAACACAAGCAAAGGAATATTGCTTCCAGTTAAAACATTATTTGAAAACACAATTTTAAACAATCTATGAATCTATTTTATCATATTGCTTTAGTTCTATTCTTAGAACCTACAAGCCAAAGTGAATACTGTCAAAAATACTATCCTATTGCTTACCTTTGCGAAGTAGTTTATGGAGTGCCAGTATCGATACAATTAGCACAGGCTCTACAAGAGTCTGGAGGCGGTAAGTCAAACATTGCCAAAAACTCTAATAATCACTTCGGGATAAAATACTATAATAATGCTTACAATGGTCATTACTTTATAGACCGCAAAGGTATAAAATGGAGAGCGTACGATTCTGTTTATGAATCTTACATAGACCATGCTAAATTTCTAAATAAGCATTATAGACGCGCTTGTTTTAAAGATTACAGCCATTGGGCAAAGTTAAACGGATATGCTGAGAAAGGTTACTGGAATCATATTTGTAAAATTGCCAAAAACAAAAAACTTTATTTATTAGATAACCACAAACAACAAAATTAAATTATGAAAAAAGATGAATTTATCAAATCACAAATGATTTACAGACCAACTATTCCGAGCGTAAAAATAAAAGGGGATAAAAAAATCATGATAGAAATAGACGAGCAAAGAATGGTTAACAAGTTTGAAGAACCTAAGAGACTAAAGATAACTTGTTTTGACTTTCAACTGGCTGAGACCTTAGAGCGTTACAAATCTCGAAATCCTAAAATAATAAAAGAATGGTCATAATAGGAATAGACCCAGCAATGAGAAAAAATGGCTTCGCTCTTTGCTTACATGATACATCAGATAACTCCATCGACTTTTTAGTCATGGAGTTTACTGACTTTATTTTTTACGTTACAAGTCTTCCAAAAGGGGAATATCAATTTTATGTAGAGAATAGCAACTTACAGAACCTTAGTTTCGATATGCGAGGGAATAAAAACATAGTAGCGCGAAAATCTCGTAACGTAGGTATGAACCAAGCAGTCAGTCAGTTAACTTGTGACTATCTAAAAAAATGTAATTACAAAGTAATTGAATTGAGTCCTAAACAAAAGGGAGAAAAGATGACTAAGGAAACGGCTAAAGTCTTACTCACTCAGTTTTCAGAGGTAAATAATTACAAAGGATTAGTCTCTGAGCAGGACAAAAGAGACGCATTTAAGCTGGTTTTATTGGCTATTTCAGGTAAATATTAAAAAACATTAAAAAAAAGATAACAAAAGTTTTGTAATATAAAAACTGTTATATAGATTTGTGAACACTTTTGAATTAAGGCGTAATTTTTTCACACACAAAACACACACAATTATGGTTTACGAACACATTAAAAATGTCGCTCCGACAATTAGAAAAAACATTCTTCTGATTAAAAGCCTAAAAAAGCAATATCACTCAGGCATTATCAGTAGCGAATTCTTAGATACTATTATCGATAGGCTTTATGATAATTCTATCTTTATGTTAGACCCTGAAATGAAAGATGATTCTTTTGATAAGTTTCAAAAGATAATTGACATGACTACCGACTGGCATGATACAACCGAAAATGATTTACTAATTGATTTTATAGGAATATTTTAATTATGAATAACGCAATGAAAAAGACAGCCCTAACGGAACTGATTGAGTTCTATAAATCTTCTCAGAATAGAATGCCATATGACGTACTTTGCATGAGATTAGCCGATAAAATAATGTCATTACAATCCTTAGAGCGCGAACAGATAATTAAGGCTTATAATCAAAGAGCAGTAGACCAATTTGAGGGTAAATTGATGACTGGAGAAAAATATTTTGATAAAAACTATATTTAAACTATGAAAGCTATCTTAGAATTTGACTTATCAGATTTTGATAAGGATGATAACATGGAATTTAAAATGGCAGTAAAGGCTTCTGATTACTACTGGGCATTATATGACTTAAGAAATGCTCGAAAGTCTTTAGAGTGGGAACTGGATGCCAATGCTGAACTGGATAGATATGAAGTATTAGATAAGGTATTTCAGAAGTTCTTTGAAATCATTGAGGACCATAATATAACCTTTGAACATTAAATGAAAATGCCACCAATCCAGAGCGGAAAAGTGGCATCACATTTAAACACAAACACACATAGTTTCAAATATAAACAATTTTGTTTGATATTATAAACATTTTTTATATTTTTGTTTTAAATAACTTACAATCATGTCAAAGAAACAAACAGTTCTATTTATCGATGCAGGTCATGGTGGATTAGACCCAATGACAAAAGAGTATCTAACTGCTGAAAACATCGGTAAGAAAACACTACACACGAACGGTAAAGCATACCATTACAACGGATGGTTTTATGAAGGTCATTTTAACAGACAGATAGCTAATGAATTTATAACAATGGCAACAGCTGCTGGATTTCATTGTATACCAGTCTTCCATCCGTTCAAAGATAATAACCTTAAAGAGCGTACTGATAACGCTAACTCAATATACAGTCAGTTAAACCAAAAAGCATTATTCTTATCCTTTCACGCTAACGCTGCTGGAATAGGAACGGCACCACAAACAACGGCAGAAGGTGTATGTTCATTTGTTTACAAGTTAGGTAGTGAAACGGCAAATACTGCTCAGGTCATGACTAAGGAACTTGAAAAGATATTCGATAAGTATGGCAGTCGCAGAAGGTCTACATTGGTACTGGATAACTCTTTGCACATAACTACCTATACAACGATGCCAGCTATCCTATTAGAACTTGGTTTCTTCGATAATCCTAATAATGCTGACCTACTAATAAATCCTACATTCAGAACGGCTTTGGTTCGCACAATGATTGAAACGTTAAAAACACGATTAGCATAATGAAAGAAGTATATATCTATCTTGGTATAATAGTTTTGGTTTTTGGATACTTACTATTCATTCAAAGACAGACTAACAAATACATTGACCAGCTTGAATCTTTAGAGGGCAAAAAGCGTAAAGAGTTAAGATTAGAGATAGATAAACTACAAAGTAAACAATCGGATATTGACAGTTCAATCAATAATCTCAAAACATATATCGATAAAAAAGATATACAACTTAACACAAACATTCAACTCATAAACTCAAAAAAAAATGTACAAATTCGTAATGTTAGCGATAGCACTTACAATGCTATCCTACAAATCTTATTGCCAAAATAACCAAAATATCAAACTTTCCGTCATTAACAATGATACAGTATTTATATTCAATAAGGTTTATGCAAATTATTTAGTATCAAAGTTCGATAGTTTAAAACACTATAAAATCTCTTTTAATGTTTGTGCTGATGTACTTACTGACTGTGCAAAATTAAGAGATAACTATAAGTTATTGTCAACTCAAAAAGATAGCTTAATCGATAACCTGCACAAACAAGTTTTATACTGCGAGGGTATTGCAGAATCCTATCATAAATCCGAAATACTAAACAAACAACTTCAAAAGGATTTAAAGCGTCAACTTAAAAAGACTAAAGTCTGGAACGGTATAGGCTGGGGGGCTATAACTGCAACAGTTATCACTTCACTAATACTGATACTTAAATGAAATTATATAGACCTAAGTTATACTACCAGACCGATGCTGAACTATTGAAATTTCAGGAGGCTTTAGAATCTGTCAGAGGGGAATCACAAACCCACAAAAAAAAGAAATTAGAAAAGTGGTTGGTTGTCTCAGATGTACATAGACCATTTCATAATAAAGTACTTTGGTCTAAACTACTTCAACTTATCAAAGACTTAGGCGGTTCGCTTTACGGAATTGTTTTGGCTGGTGACTTTTTAGATTTATATACTTTAGGTAGTTACAATTCAGAATCTTTAGCTAATCTGTCAGGTCTTACTTTACAAGATGAGTATATTGATGGCTTAGAAGGAATGGATGACTTAAATAAGGTACTACGGAAAAATGCTAAAAAGTATTTCTTATTCGGGAACCATGAAGATAGATACTTCAGGCATATCAAAGAGAAGGATAACGCTAAATATGGCGGTGCATTACTTAATCCTATTGAGGCTTTATATCTCTACGAAAACGGCTGGGAAGTGAAAACAGACTGGATGTCGGACTTTTTTACTTTAGGCGAACATTTAGATGTGATACATGGAATTTATACGAGCGTACACTCAGCAAAGACTCACTTAGATAAAACTAATCACTCAGTAATGTTTGGACATACTCATAGAGTTCAATGTTATCATAGTGGTAATAAGGCAGCTTATAATATCGGCGGTTTATATGACATCAAAAGTAAAGGCTTTAACTATATGCCAAGATTACAGAGGCAAACGTGGGCGAATGGATTTGCAATAGTCAATATAAACGATGAAGGCGAATTCTACGTTGAGCAGGTTAACGTATGGAATGATTGTTTTTTAGCTGAAGGTAAAATGTATTAAGATTATAAACACACACACAATGAATTGGACAGATAAGATAACCGTAACA